CAACTGCTAACGCTGGAGCAGTACAAAGTCCAAGCGGAAATATGTCAGATGCTGACTTCATGCAATTTCGATTAGGCCAACCTCAAGAAGAGGAACAGCCCAAAGAAGAAGTTGAGGAAGTTGCCGAAACTCAGGAACCAGAAGTTGAAGTAGAGTCGGAAGAAGTTGCCGAGGAAGCTGTAACTGAGGAACCAGAGGTTGAAAGTTCTGATGATGTTCTTTCTCAGTTAGATTTAGACAGTATGTCAGAAGCCGAGCTAAAGGAGCTTTCCCAGAAGTTTGGCAGTCGAGCTGTTGCTAGGTTTGGTGAATTAACAGCCAAGCGCAAAGCAGCAGAGGAACGTGTAGCTTTACTTGAAGCTCAATTAAAGGATAAATCAAACCCACTAGATAGCGCAGAAAAGGTAGAAAACAATCCTTTTGAATCGCTAGACACAATCGAAAAACTCCAAGAAAAAGCAAAGGAGATTAATGACATTGTGGAGTGGGCTGATGATATTCTTTTTCAGAGCGATGGCTATGGAGCTGATGATGTGGTTACGGAGATTGACGGCAAGGAAATGACCAAAGCTGAAGTCCGTAAGCATCTTATCCAAGCTAAAAAAGCTAAGAGTAAATTCCTACCAGATCAGTTAGGTAAAGTTCAAGCTGTTGAAGCAGCCAAACAAGCAGAGGAAAACTTTGCAGCTCAAGCTAAAGAACAGCTATCTTGGCTTAGTGGCAACGACAATGACGTTCGCACCCAATATGAAGGTATGATTGGCGATGATCGCTATAAAGAAACTAAGGATCAAATCAGAAAGATTAATCCTGCTGTTGCTGCTCAATTAGATTTCCTAATGGCACATGCGGCAAATAGTCTTTATGGCCAGAAGCCAGTCGTAGAAAAAAAAGGATCAATCAAACTTGATCCACCTACATCTGGAGTTCCTTCGGTAGCAAAATCTGAGAAGTCTGAATCTAAACGAGCAAAAGCACTCAAAGAGCTTTCAAGTAATTTTAGTTCATCTGGATCAATTAGTGATTTCGTAAAATTAAGAACTCTATCTCATTCAAGACAATAATTTATTATGGCATTTTCAAATACATACGATGCAGCTAACAATGTTGGCTCCGCTGTTAGTAACCGTGAAGGTCTTAGCGACATTCTTACAATCTTTGCACCCGAAGAAACTCCTGTGCTTTCTACACTAGGAAAAGAAAAGGTTTCTTCTACTTTCTTCGAGTGGACTGTTGACGGCCTAGCTGCTCCCGTTACTACAGGTATCGGTGAAGGCGATGACGTTACTTCTTACACCGATAAGTTTGCTTCTCGTGCTCGTATTGGCAATTATATTCAAAAGTTCCGTCGTGACTACATGGTGTCCGATCTACAGGAAGCCGTTGATTCGGTTGGCCCTGCTAAGGTCGCCCAAGCGGAAGCTAAAGCATCTCGTGAACTTAAGCGTGACATTGAAGCAACGCTTCTATCTAGTAATGATCGCCAAGCAGAGGATGGAACAAATCCTTACAAGCTTCGTGGTCTAGGTGACTGGATTGATTCGGCTGGCCCTTCGGATGTTCCTGCTGCATATCGCACACCTGCTGATAGCATCTACACTCAAGCGGAAGCAACTGCAACTCCCTTTAGTGAGACTTCTCTAAACGACTTAATCACCTCTACTTTCCGAGTGAAT